AATATTTCATTTGTAAATGTAATAACTGGATTGTCGATATATCCTCCACCAGCGTTTGTGACTGTGACTACGCCAACAATATCATCTCCAAGAACCGTTGTTGCAGCTGCACCACTACCTGTTCCATCAGTAGTTCTAAAAGTTACTGAAGGTGCAACAGTATATCCAGATCCAGGATTAACAACGTTAACTGCCTGCACAGATTGTAGTCTTTTATTCGCATTAAGATTGCAAACATTAATACCACCAATCATTGTTGCAACACCTACAGCAGTTACACCACCAGCAGGCGCTGCAGAAACCTCAACAGTAGGAATCATTCCATATCCACCACCTCTATTGGTTACTGTAAATGACCTTACACCGCCATTGACTAGTCCTGTGGTAGCAGTTGCCTGAACTGCAGTTCCAACTACTGTAAGAGTTTGAGTAATTCCCTGAATTGTACTAATACCATCATCAGTCAATCCATCAGTTTCATCACCTAGCAACTCATTATCAATATCTTCAATTCCTGTTGCAATGACTTCATCTTGATACTGGAAGAGTTCGCAATATAATTCATAAACATAGAGGTTCTGTAACTGATAATATGGTTTTGCATACTCAATATCCTTAATTTCATAAAGACGATCATCAAGTGGGAACCAGATTAAGTCTCCACCTTTTGGTCTGGTTGACAATTTAATATTTGATTGTCCTTGAATTAGAGGAGTGATATAGTTTTCGTATCTTTCTCTCGATATAATTAATCTTACTTCGTCTTTTGATTCAATACCAAACTTTGATAATACATCCCCTGCTCCAGAATATGCATCATAATTATCAACATATGCTTCAATAGGCAAAGCATTGTCAAATTTAGACTGAACAACTTCTCTAATGACAGTTTTCTCTGTCATATATTTTCTTGGAATGTAGAATATATCTACACCATACATCCTCAACTGTTCGTTGATTAAATCTTGAACAAGATTTTGCTCAGAAGAAGTGCCTTGAGTGAAAAAAGGATTTAAAACCATCAGCCTATCATGTCAAGTGGTGGCAGTTCGTAGGTACTCGACATTACCTCTCTAATCTTATCTAGTTCTTTTTCTGCATCATCATATATTTGTCTACCATTCAGTTCGATACCACCTGGAAGTTTGACTCCTTGGAACTTAATTAGATTTTGTCCCCACTGTCTCTTGATGAGTGCTGTCAGATAACGCTTTAAGAATGCATCATTATAAACTCTTGGGAAATCATTAGGATTGAGTAGTCTATAGCAATCAATAACCAAGTAATCATCTACACTAACGCTTGCCCAATCAATATCCAAGTAAAGTCTATCTGATCTAATATTAAATCTGATCTGTTTCTGTGTTGTCAATGCAAAGTCGATATCCTCAAGATATCTCTTTGTCATTGCGTATGTTAAAATTTCTGTTGATCCAAAGTAGTAAATATCATTCAAGAATAACTGATACTTAATACTGAACATATTATTAGTGGTTGTGTTAGAACCATCAAAGTGATATATCTTCGTTACACCTAAAACTTCTGGAGGAACTTGCAAGTAGTTGCTGTTCTCCTCAAACGAAAAGGACACAGATTGACCGTCAATCGTAGAACTCGCAGTTGTAGTTACAATACCGATGGGGTTACTTCCACCTCTACCTCTTCCTCTATCAATATCTGCTTGAGTTACCTTATACTTCAGGAACGTGTTGGTTGTCCCGTCATAGTCGCGTTCCTGGAACACCTGGAGCGCATCATCCACCAAGTCATCAATCTGCTCATCAGCAACGTTAATCTCCAATACAGGAGCACCTAGTTGCCTCTTACAGTACGCAATTAATTCCGATCTACTTGCTGGTTGAGCCATTTATTCACCAGTTTCCTATGTGTATTTATGGTGCTGCCGATACTGCAGGAACTACCATTACATTACCATTTGCGATGGTATATAAAGTTGAACCACTACTAACTATTACGTCATACATATATCTTCCTTGTTCAAGACTCCTGGTTGAAGTAGAACCTAAAGAAATTTTTAGTTTACCTTCTACAGCACTAGTAATCCCAACAGTAAATGACGTTGTAATTCCAAGAGTTGCTCCAATAGCAACACTTTTGGATATTGCGGCAGATCCAGAATAATCAGTTAGATCAAACGCAGTATTGGCATTATTGGTTACATTAAATGTAGTCTCAAAATCCGATCCTCCATAAATCGTCAAATTGACTCCAAAGGGAACTCCAGAAGATGGATCGAAAGTGATATTTTTAGATGCCATTTGTAATACCTATTACCGACATGGTTTCTTGTTGTTTATAATACAATTTTGTAAAAGACTTTGCAATATTTTTTAGAATTTCAATATCATTACAACTATCTATCTCAGATGCAATCTTCTGATATGCAAAAGACTTCTCTAAACTTTTTATTTCAATATCATTTGGATCCATTGATTAACTCCTTTAGTAACGACTTAATATCATTGATATCATCTTTAATTGTAGCAACTTCATCTTCAATAGTTTGTATTTTCTGATTCTTCTCATTCTTAGCCTTTCGACTAGCAATATAAGTATCATATGATACTCTATTTACATTCACTATAGTGTTTGTCTCAGGATCTCTTGCGAGATCCTTATGACCTTTTTCTGTGTATACATCCATATTATGCGAGAGCGATTACTCTAAGATTTTTCAATTGAGGAACTAATTCTTGACTTGTTGATGTTAGCACAAGTTTAATTCTATAAGATCTAAAGTTCGGAAGATCATCAATAGTGAATGTACGTTCAATGAAATCAGTATCATATGGACTATATCCTTTTTTGATTGAATTTTCTACAAAAGTATCAGGTCTTCCATCATTATTTGCCTCATTGATAATTTCACCATTAATATCTAAATTCAAATGTCCAGGGAATGGTTCAAAGATTGGTTCAAAACCAGGATCTGAATTAATTGCATAGAATGCTCTAATATCAGCATCTGTAGGAATATGTGCATCTACAAGAATTTTGATTGAAGATGCTGGATTTGCGAGAGTTACTTCCTTAGATACGTATTGACATGCACTAGGATCATTAAAGAGTGTGTTCACTCTAGAATCAGTGGCATAGTCAACAACTTCAGAATTAACTCTGTTTGATACTGCATAGACACTACATCTTTGAAGTTCAATTTGAGGAGTTAATTTAGTATTAGTTGTTCCAAGGAAAAGTCTCATTTGCATAGACTTATTACCCTCAATAGAATTTAACTTGCGATCTTCATTTACTTTAGAGAAGACTGCTCTTGGAGAATCAAAATAATTATTTGCATTAAGAACAACATCTTCAAATCCTACATTTACGTAAGGAATTTCATTACCACTAATACTTTGAGTAGTGACGGTTCTTATCTGACCAGATAAAGAAGTTCCTTCAACAGCAATATTGTGTATAGATGGTTTAATAATTTCAAAAGGAATATTTTTAGTGGCCTTGACATTATCTCCACCAGTTGATTTTGATCTGTTAAGGAATAGTTTGGGTAATCCTACTCCAGTAGATCTGTCAATATTATCTGTGCTTCCAATAGTTCCAAATTTTTCAGACATATCAAGTTTGATATGATAAGAATCTAATGTTATTGGATTTGCAATGGTTACATCACTCAAATCGTGAGTTTTGTTAATTCTAGCAAGACTTACTCCTGCAAGTTCATACTTATAGACTGGTGTATCTATGGGATATGATTTTGGAGTTGTTCCTCTAGAAATACTTCCACCAATCGTTGATGCTGTTGTAGAGGTGTATTCAATAATTTCTTCACCAATCAAAAGTAATCCAGTATTAGTCAAACCAACACTAGCACCTTCAAAAGTAGAGAATACACTTCCTGTTCCAGCAGATACTTGAAGTGGATCAGTAGATGACTTGTCATAAGCTGCTGTCAATTTAGTTGGTTTAACATCTGGAAGAACTTTGAATATTCTTACAAAGTTGTCATCAAAATTCATTCCATGATTAACATGATTTACCTTAATATGAAGTCCATCAGAAATATTTACTATTCCATTTGATGGAATAGTAACATCTCCACCAGCATCAATGTTAAGTTCCCTTTCTGTATCTGTGCTATCAAAGAATCTAATGGTTCCAGCAGCTCCAGTAATAAATTCTCCCTGAACATTACCAATTATTAACTGAGATGTGTGTCCAATACCAGTTAATGTAAATCTCGCATTCCGCCCAATACTTAATCCAGCAGGATCTGATGAAGATGGAAGTGGTGCATTTGCACTAATACTAACTACATCACCAACTTGATAACCATTACCACCAGCATTACTAATAGTTGCTGCAATAGCAACTCCATCTCTCACCGTAACGTTTGCAGTAGCTTCTGATCCATTTCCAGAAATTGAAATTAGATTTACTCCAGAATAAGTAATCTGCCCATCTGCTGGTGTATATCCAACACCTGGATTAGTAATTGTTAACGTTCCCGTAGCACTAGCACCAACTCCGATCAGATCTCCTTGTGCAATTCTGTTTGAAGCAGTTCCTTGGAAGAAAGTATTACCAAGAGAATATCTAGCATCAGAAAGTGTCGTTCCTAATCCAACACGAATTTCATTTGAAATAACATTTAATGGATTTTCCATTAATGTGGCAATTTGTCTGTTACCCTCAGAAAGTTCTGGGCTATAAAGATCTACGGATCCTGATTCAACAAAGTCCGCTCTATACATGATAAACTTAAGATCTTCCCACTGACTTGCTTCCCAAGTAGATGCGTTCTGTGATTTAAATAGAGATCCAAGAGTTGGTTGGTTGGAGATATAGGAATCCGTTAGGATATCATTTTCACCAACTCTAGAAATATAAACACTATACTTAGTTGAGTTTGAAATCAAACAGATGGCATATTCTTTACCACCCTCAAGATAAACTGGAGCAGCAAACTCAAAAGTAGTTGCCACAGTTCCATCAGTTGAAGTATTAACATCTCCTGGGAAAAGAACTACTTCAGATAGATCAAAATACTTGGCAGTTGGGAAACCATTTTCCATTGTTCTAATCTGCATTCTGACTGGAGTATTTCCGTCATCTTTTGTGCGGAAGAAAACATCACACTTTGTTATGAATATACCTTCAGGATCTTCTTCTTGATCAACCAAGAAAGATTGTGCAAGAGGATCATACCAACCAACAATAGATTCGCTTGTAGTTGCCTGTCCAATGTTTCTAGTAGCAGTAACCTCGGTGTTAACAGTTCTATTAACAAGTTGATCTTCAAAGAGTTTCTTTTG